GTCGTCGTCGCATCCGTCTTCACTCTGGTGAGGCGAATGAAGGGCATGAAGCCGTTCGATCTGATCATCGGTGACGAGGCTCATCACTTCACGCCCGACTCCAGCTGGGGCAAAGTCGTAGCTGGATTCCCGAAAGCCCGCGTGTTGGGTGTCACAGCCACGCCTGAGCGCCTCGATGGCAAGGGGCTGGGTCAGATGTTCAGCGACATGGTGATGGGCCCTACGGTGGCGGAATTGACCGCTCAGGGCTTCCTGTCCCACGCCGTAGTCTATGCGCCGAGTGCGCCAGATCTGGGCGGGGTGGGCACCCGCATGGGCGACTACGTGCAGAAGCAGCTTGAGGAGGCGATGGTTAAGACCGTCATTACCGGCAGCGCGGTCAAGCACTACGGGAAGTATGCGCCGGGCAAGAAGGCTATCGCGTTCTGCGTGAGTGTGAGACACGCCAAGGATGTGGCTGCAGAATTCCGGGAGGCAGGGTTTACCGCGAGCCACATCGACGGGGGCATGAACGAAGAGGAACGCGACGGTGTCCTGAAGGCGTTCGAGCAAGGCCGAGTGCAGGTGCTGACCAGCTGCGATCTGGTGAGCGAGGGATTCGATCTGCCGTCTGTCGAGGTGGCGATCCTGTTGCGACCGACGAAGTCTCTTGGGTTATACCTGCAGCAATGCGGACGCGCGATCAGGCCGCACCCTGACAAGGAGAAGACCATCATCCTCGATCACGCCGGTAACACGGCGCGGCACGGCTTCATCGACGACGAGCGAGAGTGGACGCTGGCTGACGGGTTCATTCAAGGACGCGGTGGTAAGGGCGATAAGGCTGAGACGGTTCGAACATGCACCGCCTGTTTCGCCATGCACAAGCCGAGTCCGACCTGTCCTGTGTGTGGCAACGTCTATCCGGTCAAGCCGCGCGTTGTGAAGCACGTCGATGGCGATCTGGTAATAATGGCCCGTGAGGGCGAGCAGGACATCACGACCGCTGAGGGCATGCTCCAGAACAAGTTTAAGGTGCTTACCAGCGTTGCGCGCAAGCGCGGGTATAAAAACCCGACGCACTGGGCGTTTAATGTCATCTGCGGGCAGGAGGCTGCGCGGATTGCGAAGAAGGTGGGTGCGCGCAACGCACAGACCACGAACGGACTAACCGAAGAAGAAAGGACAGCGATATGGAAAATGACAATAGGGACGGGCCAGAGTTCGAAACGGTATTGATTCCCCTGTCGTTGATACAAGCTCTGGCATTTGCTCTGCTGAAGGCGCTGGACGATTGGATGGATGAGCGTGGCATCGAGGAAATGGAGATCAACAGATCATTCGTGGCGATGAGTGCCGCCGTCAACGAAGCAATGGAATGCCTGAGCGATGAGACGGAAGAGGCAACACTCCAGTGAAGGAAGCAATCCTCCAAGCCGAGATCCGTCTAGCTCTGGGACGCCGCACGGAAATCATGATGTTCCGCATCAACGTGGGCAAGTTCCGACCGCTGGACGGCGGGCCTCGCGTTATCCAGTCGGCGCCAGAGGGAACCCCTGACTTGCTGGGCGTCATCACCCCCGGGCGAGCGTTCGCCATCGAGGTGAAAGCGCAACGCGGTAAGCAGCGTCAGGTTCAGGCCGCATGGCAGGTCGCATGGGAGAGACGTGGCGGAATCTACATCTTAGCCCGCTCTCTCGACGATGTTTACAAGGGGCTTGACATAAAACCGTAGACAGTCGTATGCGTATAACCCCACAACAAGAATACCGGAGGCATACATGGTAGCAGTATCTGTGCGTGACCAGACTCACTGGCACGAGTTGAGATCCAAACACATCGGAGGCAGCGAGGTCGCAGCCCTCTTCGACATGTCCCCGTTCACGACGCTCTGGCAGTTGTGGATGGAGAAGTCTGGCAAGCTGCCGCCCGAGGACCTCTCAGGCAATAAGTCCATTCAGGCGGGCACCTTCCTTGAAAGCGGCATCGCTAACTGGGCGGCGCCCCGCTGGGATATGAAGATCGATAAGGTCGTCGATTACTTCACGGCGGACGACTGCCCCGGCATGGGCGCATCGCTGGACTTCCAGACGGACGGTGGCCACCCGGTCGAGCTCACGTGGTCGGCCTTCGGAGACGGCTGGGAGTATGAAGGCGATACGATCACCTGCGCTCCCGACAATTACGTCCTGCAGGTTCAGCACCAGATGGCATGCACTGGCGCTGAGTATGGCTGGCTGATTGCGCTGCTCCGGAACGAGCCACGCCGCATGAAGATCCCTCGCAGCGAGGAGATAATTTCGAAAATTAAATCCCATATCGGTTTGTTCTGGGACAGCGTATCTTGCTGGGCGGAGCCCCCTGTAGACTTTGACAGGGACGGAGACGCCGTCGTGCGCCTGCTGGACTTCGTGCCCATTTCTGACATCACGCTGGGCGAAGAGCATGCCTGCCTGTTCCAGAAGTATCTGGAGAACGCCGCCATTGAGAAGGAGGCTAAGGCCAAGAAGGAGGATGCCAAGACCGAACTCCTCGCTCTGAGCATCGAGGAGATGAAGAAGCACAACACGTCGCAGGAAAAGGCCGTCGTCAAGTGCGGCGACCACAAGCTATCGATCAGCACCGTGAAGGCGTCGGTCGGCACGGAGATCACTGAGGAGATGATCGGCGGGTTCTACGGCGCCCGGTCCGGCTACAAGAAAGTGACGGTATCGAAATGAAGAAAGACAGCGTGATGATGCGGGTCGACCGAGACCTGCTGGGCAAGCTCCGCTCAGTGGCAGGACGTCACCCGCTGAAACCCACCCTGCGCGCCACGGTCGAGCGCGCCATCGAACTCATGATTGAAGATCTTGAAGAGGAACTGAGCAATGCAAACAAGTAACCTTCCCGCCAAGCCGATGGATCGGTTCAAGCAGGAACTCGCCATGCGCGAGAGCCACCTGCGCAGCCTGCTCCCGCAGTCCATGACCGTTGACAAGTTCCAAGGCATCGTCGTGGCCGCCGTGGCGGACAACATGGACCTGCTGGAGTGTGATCGCGGCTCACTCCTGAAGGCATGCCTGAGCGCCGCAGAACTGGGCCTGAGCCTCAATAAGAACATGGGTGAGGCAGACATCCTGAAGGTGTGGGATGGCCGCCTGAAGAAGAACGTGGCGCAATTCCGGCCCCGCTATAAGGGCCTGATGAAGCTGGCCATGCAGTCAGGTGAGGTGCTGAAGATCGAGAGCCGGCTGGTTCACGAGAACGATCTGTTCGAGGTTGTAGAAGGTCTGGACTCCAGCATCGTCCATAAGCACGGCCTGTCCAATCGCGGCGCGATGGTCGGTGCCTACTGCGTATGGAAGCTGAAGAACGGCGAGACCCAGTTCGAGGTGATGAGCAAGGAACAGATCCTTGCTATCCGCGATCGTTCATCGGCCAAGACCAAGGATGGCAACGTCGTCGGCCCGTGGAAGACGGACGAAGCCGAGATGTGGCGCAAGACCGTGGTCCGCCGGGCCAGCAAGTATATGCCGCTCTCGACCGAAGCGCAGCGCGCCGTAGCCGTGGACAATCAGGCGGAAGGCGTGATCGAAGCTGACGAGTATGCCGGCAGCGAAGTCGACATCACGGACTTCGAGGAAACTCCAGCTGCAGAAGTGCAGGTGCAGAGCCTTGAAGAGAAGCTGGCAGCCAAGACAACGGCAGCGCCGCGCCAGAAGGCGGAAATCCACATCGACATTCTGGAGCCGCAGGAAGAAGGCGACATGGTCGATTGGGATGAATGGTGCGAGGCCGCATGCGAAATCGTTGCGAAGCTGACACCGGAAGAGCGCAGCGAGTGGCGTGAGCTACACAACGGCTATCTCGATGAAGCCGAACTAATGGCACCGCGTGGCGCCTCGAAGCTGCGCAAACTGTTTAACTGAGGAGAGAGTGAATGGGTAAGAAATACGATCTGGTCGTCAAGGTTGGCGAATACACTGACGGCCAAGGCCAGACCAAGGGCCGCTTCAAGAACGTCGGCGTCGTGATGGATGGGCAGAACGGCCCCTACATCCTGCTCGACCGCACGTTCAATCCTGCCGGTGTTGGCGGCAACGATGGCCGCGAGAGCATCATCGTCTCGATGTATGAGCCGAAGCAGGACGGCGCTCAGCCCACCCAGCAGCGGTCAGCAGCGCCCGCTCAGCGGCAGCCAGCACCGCAGCGCCCGATAGACGACGAAGTCCCGTTCTGAGTTACGGCATCTGTTCGATCAGGAGGGGGGCGTCTTCGTCCTCCTCCTCTTCTTCCTCTTCATAAAACAGATCTTCTTCATCTTGCTCAACCTGCGCTGTGCGCCTTGCCTCAAGCGCCGCCTGCAATTTCAGCTTGCCGACGTTGTTCAATTTCATCTCGGGATAAAGCTCAAGCAGCACAGCCTCGCGAAGCGTCTGCGACGTCGGTGGTTTGATCGCCTTGCCCGCTTCGCCGGCATCGACATCCTTCTGGAACTTTTCGACGATCTCTTCCAGATCCTTTTCGAACTGAGAACGGATTCGCTCCGCCTCAGCTACGTTGCCTTTGTTCTCTGCAGTGATTGCATCGGCTAGCATCTTGCCCAGACGCAGGGTGTTGTTGCGTTCTGCATTGCGCGTCGATTCCTGAATGCGCTTAACTGCAGCGGCGCCCTGCTGCTCACGGGCAATGGACGCAGACTGGAAGCCGAACCCACGCGCGAACTGTTCGAACGGCTCCATCTCATCAGCCGGCTTCACAATAGTACCAAAGCGCGTCCGAACCCCTTCCTTTGGGTACTGCACAAATCCCTTCAGAAGGTCGGTCGGCCCCTTGCCAATGACCGGTGAAATCAATGATGTGTATGCAGCGATTGGCTGGACACCCGTGTTGCGGCGGGCGATGTATTCTTGGAACTTGCCAATGCTCGTTGACAGTGCCGGGATGGCAGAAACCGGGTCACCCATCTCAGGCAACAGAGACGTGAAGCCGACACGCTGGCCGATGTTCAGGCCGGTGAGCGTGCGCGTCGGGCCATAGAGAATGGCCTCTGCAGCGCGGCGCCCCTCTTCCCCGTTACCGAACATGTCGGCCAGCATCTGCTGCGCCTCCGTTCGAATATCGAGATCCTCACCATTGAGGCTCTTATAAAGCCACTCAAATATGTTGATGGCGTCGTCCCCGAACGGCAGCGCAAACAGCAAGCCGGCCACCGTGTACATGCTGAACAAGACGAACGTGCCAGCCATCTTGCCGCGCGGGCCCTGCTTCGTGAGGTTCCGCTTCAACAGCGACATCAGGTTCAAGGCGTACTGCGAGAACTGGAATGCCACGCCACCAGCGCCGCGCATGATACGCGGCTTATCGATCTGACCGCCCATGAACGTAGCCGTCTCGACCATGAACTCGGCGACTTCGAACGGGTCTGACCCGCGATCCATGATCGCCTGCGCCCGCTCGTCTTCCTTGTAGGCCTCCTTCCAATTCTTCAGGGCAGCTGGATCCTTGGCGTATCGATAAGCGATGATGAAAGCCGCGACCTTGTTCATCTCCTCCGTGACCGAGACCACGCTCGACCCGTACTGGAAATAGCGCGAGAGCTTCTTCTTCAAAGGACCAGCCTTCGTCAGGCTGATCCCTGTCTCCATACCCATGAGCTCAGGGTTCATCTGAGCGCGCGTCGTGCCGCGCTTGTTGGCGAGCGTCAGAGCCTCCCGCTCTTCCTGCGTCAGGCCGGGGATCTTCGCAGGGTCAATGTGCAGGCCGTAGCCGACTGCGCCCCTGAAGCCCTTCATGACCTGCACGCCCATGCGATAAACGTCGAGGCCAGCAGACGCCTTCATGATGGTCATCTGCGGCGCCGTGACAGTCCAGACGGACATGGCGTTGACAGCGGATGAGGCGATGCTCGCCCACATGGAGTTATAAAAACCAATCGTGCGAGCGCCACGCCACACACCCCACTCGGGGCTGTCGACGTACTTGTCCCAGCTTTCGGCATAGCTCACTTCAGGCTTCGCGGCCTTGCGCTTTAGCTCGTCGAACGCTTTGGAATAATCCTTGCGGTACATACGGTCGGACACCGTCGTCGCGACGATGCGGTTGTAGTCCAGCAGCCGATCCGTGAAGTTCGTATCGTAGCCCGGGATATCGCGCGACTCCTTCATGAAGCCAGCGATCAGATCGTCCATCAGGACGGAGCGCACGTTCTTGTCGAGGTCGGAGAAGAAGCCTCTGGCGATGGCGGCCTGATCGACGCCATTCAACTTACCAACGGCATCTTGGTTGAAAATGCCGCCCATCGTTTTATCAAAATAATTTTTGACCATCTCGCCGGAGCGAGCGTCCATCAGATTCAACAGCTTATCCAGCGACGATAGGTCATCAATGGTAAGGCGGTCGCTCTCCTTGTTCGCACCCATGCGCGAGACGATGACTTTGTAACCGTCCTCCTCTGGGTACTTCGCCTTGATCTCTGCGATCTTCTTATCCGCGCCGGGGTCCTTAATTGTCGCGGCG